GAACATATTTTAAAAATGATTCAGGACGAAAAATTTATTTCTCCTGGTAAACTATTCAATACCGACGATAACCTTGGTAAACAATTAATAGAAAAATATAATCGCTCTGATTTTATTCGTTACTTAGCGCCTTATTCGGATGCTCTTCGAGTTATCAATAAACTAAAAGAAGACTATAATTTTGTAGCCGTGACGGCGCTAGGTGATTCAATTGATGCCCGATTGAATAGACAATTTAATTTGAATGCTTTGTTCCCAGGCGCTTTCTCTGAAGTAATGATGTGTGGTCATGATTCGTCAAAGGAACAATTATTTGAACTAGCTAAAACAAAATATAACGTGATTTGTTACGTTGACGATTTAGCTCATCACTGTGACCATGCGGCAGAAATTCTTAATGTACCGATTTATTGGTTGGCTCGTGGTGAACGTGATGCCATTCCTCGTACTGCACAACGTGTACACACGTGGGATGATATTGAATCTCGTTTGGTTCCACCTGAGCATAAGTCAGATTCAGATCGTGAAGACCTTTTAAAACGATTGGCGGATTTGCTTAAAGAATCTGGTACAACAAGTCCAGGTGCATGGCCTAATCAAATTGGCACTCCGTCGAATCCGTACACCTGGCGCACCCCAGGACCAACCAATATGCAGCCATGGTGGACGATTCAAAACTTTCCTTTAGATTCGTCTAAATGGACTTGGTCTATAAATTGTTAAGGGATAATTATGTTTGTAGTTCATGATATTACAGATGGTAAAAACACAACGCGTGACTACGGTCACGTTAACATGTTCTTTCGAGACTGGCCATTGTTTCGTTCAGTAAAAGACGCAGAAATATTTAAAGAGTGTGTTGAACAAGGGTTCATCTACATTTCAGAATACTATGTTGAAGGACTCGGTAAATGGATTACCACTTATCAGAAAACGCTGAAATCGCTTCTAGATGAAGTGGCTTATAATAGAACCGTAACCAAAATCGAGGACATCAAATGATTTTAGATATTTTAAACCAAATAGCTGCGATCGGTTCTACTAAAACAAAACAAGAAATCCTTAAGAAAAATAAAGACAACAAATTACTTGAACGTGTGTATCGTTTAACATATGCACGTGGTATCCAGTATTATATTAAGAAATGGCCAGGGCCGGGTGAAAGGTCTCAAGCATATGGTCTTCTTGAATTAGATGACATGTTGGATTTTATTGAGTTCACATTAGCCACTCGTAAACTCACTGGTAATGCTGCAATTAAAGAGCTCATGGGTTATATCGCTGATGGTAAACCTGATGATGTAGAAGTCCTTCGTCGTGTAATGATGCGCGACCTTGAAGTAGGTGCTTCAGTGTCTATCGCGAATAAGGTGTGGCCTGGACTTATTCAATTGCAACCACAGATGTTAGCATCTGCATATGATGAGAAATTGATTACTAAAAATATTAAATGGCCCGCATTTGCCCAATTAAAAGCAGATGGTGCTCGTTGTTTCGCTGAAGTTCGCGATGATGGTGTTCAATTCTTTTCTCGTGCTGGTAACGAATATCATGGTCTTACTCTATTAGCGGATGAACTAATGGAAATGACTAAAGAAGCTCGTGAAAGGCACCCTAATGGGGTTTTAATCGACGGTGAATTAGTTTATCATTCATTTGATATTAAAAAGGCTGTGAGCTCAGGAAATGACCTGTCGTTCTTATTTGGTGATAATGAAGAATCCGAAGAAGTACAAGTTGCAGACCGTAGCACTTCAAACGGTTTAGCAAATAAATCTCTTCAAGGGACTATTTCTCCTAAAGAAGCTGAAGGTATGGTTCTTCAAGCCTGGGACTATGTTCCTTTAGATGAAGTCTATTCTGATGGCAAAATTAAAGGTCAGAAATACGATGTTCGTTTTGCTGCTCTTGAAAATATGGCTGAAGGCTTTAAACGAATTGAGCCAATTGAAAATCAGTTAGTTCGTAATCTTGACGAAGCTAAAGTGGTTTATAAAAAATATGTTGACCAAGGTCTTGAAGGTATTATCCTTAAAAACCGTGATTCATATTGGGAAAACAAACGTTCTAAGAACCTAATTAAATTTAAAGAAGTTATTGATATCGCTTTAGAAGTTGTAGGATACTATGAACACTCTAAAGACCCTAACAAATTAGGTGGTGTCGAACTCGTATCACGTTGTCGTCGTATTACAACCGATTGTGGTTCAGGGTTTAAAGATACAACTCATAAAACAGTTGATGGTGTAAAGGTTCTTATTCCTTTAGATGAGCGTCATGATTTAGACCGTGAACGATTAATGGCCGAAGCTCGTGAAGGTAAATTAATTGGACGTATCGCTGATTGTGAATGTAATGGTTGGGTTCATTCTAAAGGACGTGAAGGCACTGTAGGTATTTTCCTTCCAATTATTAAAGGGTTCCGTTTTGATAAAACAGAAGCGGATTCATTTGAAGACGTATTTGGACCGTGGTCCCAGACAGGTTTATAATGAAAGCTTATTTAGAAACAGTTATTGTAGCTAAGAAGGATGGTGGAGATGTTTCCACCTCTTGCTCTCAGATTATATTAGATTTTCCTAATAACGATTCCTATCGTATTTTTATGGGCAATTTTGATAAGTACGAAAAAGGTCCTAATTTTGAAGTTTATCGTACTTTGCTCCCGATTGTGGATTAAGAGCCTTCGGGCTCTTTTTGGCATAAATATAAATTATTACTAAAAGGAAAACACTATGTCTGAACAATTAAATGAAGTGTTTGAATCTGAAGGCAGTCTTCCTGTCGTCAATTTGAACCCTAAAGCTAAAGTTCCACAAGTCTGGAAAATTGGTGATGTTGATACAAACATCGTAGTTCGCTTATTCTCTTACCTTTCTGAAGGCGATGCTGTAAAACAAGTTAAACTTGGCGACAAATACGCCCATGTTGTTATTATGAGTCTGTCTGAAAAGGGTAATCTCGCTGAATTGAAAAATGGCCTTGGTCCTGCTCCTATTGATGCAATCAACACCATTTTCAATACAGTATATGAACAGGTTAAAGCTCTTCGTATGGATGCAGTTCTGTTCCGGTTCCCTACCAAGAAATTGAAAGGACGTGGACAACAGCTTCAAACTCTTCTTGCTCGTTTAGTTTCTACTAAAACTGGCGGTCGTTTTAAAGTATTGTCAGCAATGTATCAATTCACAGGTAAACACACCTATGTGATGATGGTTCGTAAAAATGCCAACATTGAAGATATTAAAGGCATCCCTAACATTAACACAGAGTTGTACACGAAAGTAGATTCTGATGTTGGCGAAGTTTATGTGAGTAAAAAGACTGGTGAAAAGGTCACCAAAGAAACGGCTATCGCTGGTTCTATTGCTGCTGTAGAAGAAAAACGTAAAGATAAGCCTGTTATTGCTCGTACTAAAATTTCTCGTCGTGCTATTGCAGCAAGTCAATCTTTAGAAGCTGACCGCCAAGAAGGTGAGTTATTCCAGAAATATGAAAATTCTGCTAAAGAAGTTAGTGGCCCAGCTACAGCCGAATTACTTCCTGAAGCATATGAAATCGTACTAGCCCAAGCATCATCCACAGCAAAAGGCACTTTAGTTGCTGATATCGAAAATAAGATTTATAATCGTATTGATGAATCCTTTAAATTTGCTGATGAAGTTTCTTATGGTAGTGTTATTAAGCCATCTTTAGAAAAGTTTGCTAAGAAAATTAAAACTGAAAAAACAACATCTGTTAAAGCATTAGCTGCTTTTGTTGAAGCTGCAAATGAAATTGCAGACTCTATTAAAGACGAATGGTTTGAAGATTTTAGACGTGATAATTTCCAACTGCCTGACGACGTTTTAGCTGAAGTATCTGAAAGAACTTGGAAACAACGTAAATCAGCGTTCTTGTCTAATGTGATGTATACTTATGCCAGAGAATCGGCTAGAGGCACCTTTAATATAACAATGAATCGGGACCCTAAACAATACTCTGTTGCTGAAAAACGAGCTATTCGTGAATATGCCTCTTCTGCGTATACCGATATCAATAATATGTTGTTAGGTCGTTATAAACCAGATTTTTACGATGTTGCAGATGAAGATGAAGTTAAACGCGCTATTGATGGTCTTGATTCGGCGTTTTTAAATGGAGACCGTTTACCTGAAGGACTAACGTTATATAGAGCTCAGTCTATCAGAATGCCTATTTACGAAGCAATGGTTAAAAATAAGGTATTCTACTTCAGAAACTATGTTTCTACTTCATTAGCTCCTATTATTTTCGGCGGGTTTAAAGAGAACGTTGCCCTTGGACTTGCTCCTGAAGAAGTTCGCAAAGAGCTTAACATTGACAATAATGACGAAGGTGTTACTATTTCTCCTAGTCAAGTAAGAACAGCTATGCACGCACCAGAACAAATCCGTGTTAACGTTGGATGGGCTATTGATGGCGCCCATAAAGTTAACGTGATTTATCCGGGACAGTTGAGTAATCACCCTAATGAGCAAGAAATTATTTTGCCTAGAGGCATTCTCTTGCAGATAAATAAAATTACAGATGCGTCATCTGATACTGGTGCAGGTTTAGAATCCAATCTTAAATTTATTCAAGCTGAAGTCATGTCCTCTGACCAGTTGGATGAAGCAGTCATTTACGATGGTGATGTTCTCATGGAAACAGGCGAGGTGGTTGCTATGACGGGTGAAATCGAATCAGATGAGCCGGTATCTTTTGCCTCATTCGTAGAAATAAACAGTGCACCTAAAGGATTGAAACTGTTAGCATCTTTAATGGATTTGGAATCGGTTCCGTTTAAATTTGTTCAAGGATAGTTTACAAGCACATGGATGTGTGATACTATCATCCCATCAACAACATGAGGAAAACGTTATGAAATCTATGCTTCGCTTTAATGGTCAAGAACTAGTAGTTGAAGATGCTATCCCAGCGGATGATGTTTTTAACGAAGCTGTGATTGATGAATTGAATCGAGTATTCCCAGGTGCATTCCATATTGCTATGGAACCTCTTAAAAACTTTCGTGACCCTGAGCACACTGATCAAATTTTTGTCGGTGTAGTGACAGGTCATTTAGAAACAGAGGTACCAATGGTCGTATTAGTTAAATACTCTAAAGATGATACTCCATTCAGAGCACCAGCATTCCTTTCATTCCGTAAATAAACCCCTAAAGGGAGACAACGTCTCCCTTTTTCTTATAGTCCTAAAACTCTTGACGCAGAATTCACAACACCTGTCAATGTGTTTATATTAGACACACCACCAGCAGTCCCACCTAATCTAGAAAGTCTTGATACTGCACTTCCTAGTCCAGAATCATTCTGATTATTTCCAAACATTCCTGAAACACTACTAATAAGTCCTGATTCCAGCCATTCTAAAGCAGCCTGTCTATTTACAGCACCTGATTGCATAACGCGATAAGCAAATGTTACGTCAAAAACTGTTATCTGATTATCACCATCATACGTTAACTCAGGAGAAGAGACACTAACAGGAATACATCCAGTGAACATGACAGCGGTATGTGGTAAACCATTTCGTGCATGTAAATTAACCTGAATATCTGCTTCGACGTCTTGTGGTAAAGCACGAAGACCTGTTACAGGGTCTTGGACTGAGTTTACCCAGTCTTGCATTGCTCTAAAGTTAGATGCTTCAGAATCCATTCTAAAGCTTATTACTAACGGGTCCATTTCACGACCGGTAATTCGGATGTTCGGGGAGTTATAGTTGAAATCCGTTTCATACGATAATCGGTTCTCAGGCATTTTTACAGAATAAATCATTAAACCTGTATTATTATATGCCATATTGAAGAAGTCTATCAGATAAGCTCCTACTGTGAACTCACCTAACAAGCTTTGTACCGTACGTTGACTCATTGCTCCAATCAGATATTTACTTATACCTGATTTTCGAATTAATTTCTGTGTTCCTGCTGTAATCAGGGTTGTTACGCCCTGATTGATATCACCTTGAGACAATCCTAGCCAATCTGAATCCAACCCTAAGTTATTATAAGCAAAACTACCAATTGACGAAATTAGTGAAGACGATTTGGTTGATGGTGTAGTAGCAAATACACAACTAAACATATTGTTTCGTTGGAAATCTGCATTTATAGCTTGGTTATTAAATTCTTCTAAAGAGTACATTAGAAAGTCCCCGCATAAAGTGAAGAACGGTTTAATGTAATAATTTCTCGCATTGTTATCTCTAACGTAAATGTTGACGGTAAGTTAGGAGCAACAGCAAGACCATTAAATTGTCCATTTGGAGTTTTATCAAAACGTACGCTTTGAATTTGACATGGGCCAAATACGTCAGTTAATCCATCAAATTTAGACGTATAACCAAAGTTTTTAACCATCCAAATTGTAGGGTTGCTTACAACTAATACATTTGTTAATGACGCAGTAATCTTTTCAAACAATGTCTTATTTTTTACTGCATCATCTGGCGTCATAGGCTCAATAAACGTTGAACGGTACCATTCGTCTAAATAACTTTTAATCTCTTGGGCATACTGTGATTTACCAGTCTCACCATAAGAGAAATAGTTAAAATACTGGTAAATGTTTATAATAGCCATAAGGTCTTCAGTTGAACGTGGAGTTAAATCCCATGTAAAGACTTTAGTACGGTTCTCGGCGCCGCCATACATACTACGAGAAGTCGTGTAAATCTGTTCGTTATTATCAGCCATAAGCCCTTGAGTAATAGAATCTAATGCACCAAAAACTGCGGTAGAAGCAATGTTACTTAAAACACCCGTAGCAGTACCTCCACCTTTAGTAATAAGGCTATCACCGATATCATTAAAACGATGTGAAGTTGTATCAACATCAGATTTGGAACGTGGCAAAAGTATATTAGCAACAGGAGTTTTATTTATAGTAGACTTATTAGCTCCAGCAGGAAGCAATCCATTTGAGAATTTAGTCACCGCATCTTTCACATTATCAGTTAAATCTGATATGATACCGTTAGATGAAGTCCCGGCGTATGCCGGACGTAAATTCCTGAGGGATCCTGAATCGCGTGCAGACATATTGTACGCGGTAAATAATAATCCATTCTTATAAAGGTCTGTTACCTGGAAGTCTCCTGTGGAGTCATTTCCGGCTGCTCTTCCTGTAGGAAATTGAGCAACATAAGTTTTAGTAGTTGTTTCTGTTTTAGTGCTTTGCCCGGCACTTTCTGAGACTGGGATTGCTTTATTTAAATCCTTTGCATCTACTACTATTTCTTTTACACTAATCATAATAATCCTTAATTAACACCGGTGGCATGGAAAATTCCAGGAGCCGTTGTACTTGTTACAGGGGTCATATTCTGGACTACGGTATTCTTTTTGACGACATTATTTGTGTTACTAATCGCCGCTACCGGTTGCTGTTGTTTAGATTCAGAAGCACGTCCTTTCTCTATTGACTGAACTTGTTTTGCTTCTGGAGATTTAGACGAAGATTCAGGCTTAACTGTTGTCTGGGCCTTTTTGGCTTCAGCCATTTTATTATTTAGCTTTTCAAATCTAGCATCTATTTCCTTTTTAACAACAGGAGTTTTATTAAGTTCAGGGTCTTTAATAAGTTTACTTAAATCAGCATAAGACTTCTCGACGTTTTTAGCATTTTCCGGATTAGTCATATCGATTTTATCGATATAATCCTCAAATCTAACCAGTGCCGCACGAGTTTCATTAGCTTTTATATACGCCTCTTTACGCTCCTCTTCAGGTAACTCTTTTAATTTTGCTGATTCCGCATCACGCTCATCGCTTGTACTAAACTCTTCCTTATTGTCATTACCACGAACCCAGTTAGTAACGAATGTTTTGCCGCGTTGTAACATATCAAGACCTTTAGAAACGGTTCCTAATTCCCCATCGTCACGTTTCATTTGATATTTAGCGACTTTCTCTTGGTCTTCTTTCTTTAATTTGTTCCCAGTAGTTTCTTGGAATCCTTCTAAAGCACGTCCTTCTATTTCGTCCGCGGTATCGCCAAAACCTATAGCACGCAATATAGACGCAGAGAGTTTAGCCATTCCTAATTGAATTAGTTCACCTAAGTTCATTAATGCTGTTCCTACACCTTTGACAATAGCAACGGTTAAACCGCCCCAGTCTCCAGCTTCCCACAATTGTTTTATCGAGTCAATAGAAGTGAATATATCACTTAAGAATTTACCCCACTATTTAGCTTCATCGGAGAATTTAGTAAAGTTTTCGTCAAATAAATCCCAGGCAGAAGTGAACTTGTCTGTCCAATATTTGAAATGGACTATCAATAAATCAATACCGATAACAATACCAAGAATAAGTGCGGCCATTTTTGCTGCTTCAATAGCAGCCGTTATAGTGTATTTGAAAAGCATTCCAGCAATTCTGTCTGAAATTGATATTGATTTATTAAACCCGGTTTGAACTGTTTTGGTGAGCATTGCAATTTTATCGCTTAATTTAAAACTAATTCCGCCTTTAGAATCGGAAGTAGAATTAGCACTTTCTTGAACCGGGGCCGGGAAGAAATCTTCGTCTGGATTATTATCAATCTTTTCAGGTGTAGGGAATGCTTTAAACAACTCATCAGAAGTTTCGTTCTCGACCACTTTAACAGGTATTGCGTTCTCAATTACTTCAAGAGAGGTGCCTCCTGTATTTTGAATAGCGGTAGATGTTTGTAATTTTTGCTCTAATAATGTAGCTAATCTGTCTAACTTAGAGCTTATTGCACTAGAAACTTCGTTTATACTTTTAGTGACTTCAGTTTGTTTTTCAATAACTTCTGCGATAAGCTCTGTGCCTTCAGCAGTATTATCTGTCGAATTCTTTAAGTCTCCAATTGATTCAATAATTCCATTGCCTTTATCTTCTACACTTTGTGATGTGAGTTCAGACGCGGCTTGGACATCGTCTAGTTTTGATGAAATGTCATTCAATGCTTCTAATGAATCGGTAGCTGCTGTTGCAGCTACTTTTTGTGGTTTATTATCGGCAATGACCTTATTTCTACGCATGGATTTCATTTCTTCAGGTTTCATTCAAGCAATCCAATAATTTCTGCTATACCCTTAATAGGGCCATTAGGGCCTGGAATAGCAATAGTTGTCGAAAGGTCTTCTGCCCATTTGATTACAAAAGCAGGCATCTCAAGGAAAGAAATTTCTTTCTCTTCGTCGTTAACTTTTATTAAGCAATTTGATAGCATTTCACTGATTGTAGCGAATTGTTCAAATTTGCCTGGAGGTCTAAAATAAAAAGTATTGCCTTGGAATTGGAATTCTGTTCGTTGGCATACATAGACGTCATCTAGTTTATACGTGAATCCGTCTTTTTCAACTTCAGACTTAAGTTTGTTATTAAATTCCAATATGTGTAGACATGCAAAATCAAAATCTGCAGGACTCATATTTTTACAAATAGAATCAGCTAAGATTTTCATGTTTTCATCAGGACCTTTAACGTCCTTTAAAAGATTATAATGTTTGAGCCCTAATTTAGGAATCATTACCTTTTTATTAGACTGTGGTAGAATTATTTTCTTTAGAGGTAGAATCAGATTTAAGTTCATTTTTAACCTTAACTGGGTTAACAGGTTCTAACACCATTGAGTTGGTAAACATGTACAGATGAGTTTGTGAGTTGTTATTTGATAACTCATGAATAACTTCATCCACGTAAAATTCGGATTTGAATTGGTTCTTTTGGTCAACAAATATAATTTTAGTAGCAGGCGTTATGTTAAAATTACCCGTAGTAGTGCATTTAGCATATCCGTCATATTGAGCCATTGTCTGAAGACGACTTGCTTCTTCAAATCCATTACGATAGGTCATTTCGGAATATCCACCGGATCTTGACACAACAATAGCATTATCACCATCGCCTGTAACAATAACCGGAATAGATGTATCTAAAAATGAATGGGCGAATATCGTGGCGTTTTTAATAGGGTCTCTTGTAAATTGGTTAGCTTTAGTCATCCAGGTGAAATCCCATACTAATGGATACTCAAGCTCTTGAATATACTGACCTACGGTATTTGGCTCACCTACAACCATC